CCTACGCTCTTCGTATTAGCGGAATTCGCTGAACGATTTGGCGCGACCTGTTTCTCGAGTTCGGCTTGGCGAGTCTGACGCTCCTGCGGTACTTCCGGCGCTAGGGTTTCCCTAAACAGTTTCACGTAATGCGCTACTGCCTCAGCGTCGCCTGTAGTAAACGCCTGTGCCGCCTGATCTCTGCGAGGTCCGCGAGACATGGGGTCATGCTCGTTTAACCACGCAATCCAACGTTCGTCGTTGTCGATACTTGCAAAATCAGGAACTAGCGCTGCTAATTTCTGAGAAAAGCTCATCTCTCCAACCTGATTACCAGTTTGCTTCAGTTGTTTTTGAAGCTGCGCGATAATCTCACTTTGTTGCTCAAAGCGTCCCTCATATTCTTGAGAAACTTCCTGCGCAACACGACGCTGGACATCTATCAGTTCTTCGCCAAATTCGGCTCGATCTTCATCAGTCACATAACTGACTTTCTCCTTCGGCTTTGTCGGTTCTTTGGGCTGTGCCGCTAAAGTCTCAGTGAGATCGTTCAGCTTAGCCGTTAAGTCCTTAACTTGCGAGTGCAAGCGTGGGACTTCAGCGTCATACTTACCCCGTAAGGTTTTGTACTTCTGCTCAAATTCAACCGCTACGTCCGTCGGTGACGTGTCAGCTGGCTCTGCTTCTACCGGTTCAAGTGCTACTTCCGCTTCGACTGGTACTTCTGCCTCGGTATCCTCGGGTTTTACCTCTGAAACTTTAGGCTCTTTTGCCTTCTTTTTCTTTGGTTCTTCCGTTTGGGCGTTTAGCGTTTTCTCTAGTTCTTCCACTTCAGCAAGCTGTGCTTGCACCTGTTTTGGCAATGCCATGTTTTTCTCCTTAAAGCACCAACTCTGTTCCTAGCGTCCCGTGGGTATGCTGTTCCCGTTATGGTGTGCTTCTCGTATTTTGCGCATATGCGCGGTTTTCTACCTTGGCTGCGTCTTTCGCAGCTTCCAGTAAATCTGCAAATGCTTCCGCTCGTCCTTGCAACCGGTGGACTTGTACCATGTCGGCTGCGTGTACTAGCTTCAGCTTGGCGGTTTCTAACTCCGCCTCGAGTAACTTGAGTAATGCTTCATTGCCGGGTTCTCTGAGTCTATTCAGAGCTGTAACGGCTTGGGTATCGACACTATTCAAATCAATCATAGTTTAAAAGTATAGCATATGTGTTAACGTGTCAACAGATACACTCGTTAACGTCCATTTGGGCGCGGGCTTATAAAGTTACCTTCCCGCCCACCTTGTTCGCTTCCATCTTCTTGTAAGTTAGCCGCTTCTTGAGCTTGCTGCTGCATCATCATTTGCTGTTGCATCATTTGCTGTTGCTGCTGCTTCTTTTCAATATCTTCTCGAGAAGGGACAAGACGGTCAACATTGGTATTAAGATTACCGGCCAAATCCCGCATGAGTTCAGCCGTACCCGTGTGTCCAACAATTTCTTGCGCAACCGGACTTTCCAATACAAGGCGGAGGAACTCATTTTTACGTACAGCCTCAGCTTCTTTGACGACAAGCGACATCGCGCCTCGTGCCATAATTTGTACATCACCAATCAAATCCGGGTCTTCCGAGTACCGTAGGTTTCTCTGGTACTGGCGCTCAAGCATAGGTGTAATCACATCGTGGTCAACGTTACCGATAACCTGCTTTATGCTCTTGCCTGCGTTAGAAATAAGCATGGATAGACCGGACGATGTACGCCCTGCGCCCGGCACATGCTGGCCTGTCATATAACGAGGGATACCTGACACTTCGTCCGAAAGTTCCATGAACTTCTCGAACACAGCCATAAGCTCGCCTGCGTTAGAATTAGGTTGGAAGAACTGCATAGGGGCAGACGCATCGCCGTATTCTGACGACTTAAACTGCCATATCTTCCAAGGATACATCTGAGTAATGTCTTCACCTGCTGGGAGACGACTTACGTTTACGCCGACCTGTGGGCCAGATGAGATGCCCATATTGTTCGCTAGTGCTCGCGCTGCCGCGTTGCACATATTCTGCGCGTCAATACAAAGGTCAGCTACCCCGTTTCCGTCGATACGTCCGGGGACTTTCTCGAAAGAAGTGAGGTAATAGGGTTTACGACCAATAGGGTCGTAATTTAGGACAGCCTTAACAATCGTGTTGTTAATCATCCAAACTTCGCAGGGGTAAGACTTGTGAGGGTCTTCAACCTCGTCTTCGGACATTCCCCATTCTAACAGTACCTTGCCGGGTATAGAGTCCCATAACTGCAACGCAGCAATGAGGTCAGAACTTGCATCATCAAAATCTTTGTCAGTTACGGACTCCATCTCGCTGTCGTAATGTTCTAACCATTCGAACCCGCCTGCGCCAAAATCAGCGAGGAGCGTACGTATGGCAGCTTCGTCGTAACCTTCAACACCCAACATCGCCTCAAGGTCTTCACGTGTTAAATGGTGAAGCTCCATGATGGGCATGTTCTGGATGTCATCGCCCCAAGGAGCGTAGTAAAACTTGTAAGGATCAACGCGTTCCCACTCGTCACGTAGTACATCAACAGCAGCTAAGCCGCCGTCCATGAACTTCATGGCTTTTCGTTTGCGGGGTATCGGACCCTTTAGAACTGCAAACGGGAACGTCGCGAGATCGTTCGTGAATTCGTAGAGAGCTTTTACCCAGCCGCCCTCTGCAAGCTGGTCTTCCATTTTCAATTCCATGCGCTCAACGCGCTTCTCCGCCTCGTGCTTCATAGCCCGTGTAGCAGTATCTTTCATACCGCCCGCTAGGCTTTTTAGCTCCATAGGGTCGATAGGCTCGTTACCCGCAGCGTAGTACTGCTGTAGGTTCATCTGCATAATACGTTGTAGGTTTGCTTCAACGTCAGGTGGGACTTCGGGAATTGGTGTAGCTGAAATGGACCAAGGCTTATCAGCCCCAGTGCCTAGAAGTGTATCGCGCAACCATGCAGTAGCAGTCCTGCACTTAGTACTAACAATACCCATAAAGATTTCAGAGCCGCCTTGTTCACGTATCTCTGCCATCTTCTCTGGGTCATATTCCATGTTCCTCGCACGTACGCAACGAGACAACCGATCTTCGATTGTGTCGCGCTTATGATCTCGCATCACTTCCCACCTACGGCGGACATGCGCTGCAAGACCCTGTACCATAGGGGTCATCTGCGTTTGAGCAGACTCTCTCTGTGCGGCGGCCTCTAGGTCAGAGGCACGCGCAACAGGAATAAGTTGCGAACCTAGTGCCATTAAATATTATCTCACATGTGCGATACTATGGACACAATAGCGTTTATCTGCTAACAGGTCAACACATTACGTCCAACCTCGCGATGATACCTTAACCACCTCGCGCCGTTCGTCCATTGAAGCCATGCCACCAAAGGTTTCTCCGCCGTCTGCGTGTAGACACATATACTGAAAAGCATCAGCTACATCCGACCATGGGTGCGATTTTTCTGGACTCTCATCCCTCACACCTTTCGTATTTATCTTGTAACGGTACTTACCCGCTAACGCCTGTACGAGTGGCAGCGCACCTTCGGGGTCGATAACAACTCCGTGCTTACCGTCGACGACGCGTGTCATAAACCTATCGACCGCTGCTATCCTAGCGGCCACAGAATTCGTCTTAGCCCCTTTGACCATAAAGCCTTCGTTACGCCATATATCAGCGACAGTCCGCTCATCGGTCTGTGCACGCTGAAACGCCGCCGGGTCAATTATTATAAGCGAGCGTCTACCGGGGAACTTGTTAACCAGTAGAGGTTTTATCACTTCCCGCACAAACCTCAGTGCACCCATACCGTCAGATATTTTCGCATCGTACACAACCAAGCGTCCGTCGTAGGCTACCTGCCCTATCACCGCCGCCGGGGTTAGACCCGCGTCGACACCGATCAACAGGGGGTCGTCAGAGTACATAGGTTTCATCGTAGTTTTCGCTACGTGCACGTCTCTGTCAAACGAACGGAACACAGGTAGACCAGACAAAGATTTGCCGAACTGCGCGTTGATATACACGTCGATCCAGTCTTCAGTCTTACCTTGGGAGAGGTTGTCGTAGTAGTCATCCGGCAGGAACTGCGTCCAGTCGGCTTCGGGAGAGAGACCGCTGGGCTGTATCGTGATATGTACGTTCTCTGGCGGCTCTGTGAGCAGCGTTTCCCAGAAAGTATCCATGTCTGGGGGGTTAGTCATACCCCAAATGTGCATATTAGACCGCCCATCGTCGGTCACACACCCCACACCGTTCATCATTTTGTCTG